ATGAATGCGCGCTATGACCACTTCATCGTCGATAACTTCGTCTGTCTGATCGACCGCGACGAACCCGGCTGTCGGTCGGTCACGAACGACATCGAGCGCATCATAGAGCAGGACCTCGCCGACCTGCTTTTGCCGCATCGACGGCTCGTGTATCGCGACAGTGAAAAGCGATGGGACGAGGTAGTGATCGAGCATCGCGGCGGTCGCGCCTGCTTCCTCGAATTTCGGCCACTCGGCCACGACGACTCGCGCCTCGCCGATCTGTTCGACCTGCTCACGCCCGCTTACTTCGGTGAGCCTTCCGACGATGACCTGCTCAAGATGGGTTATGAACGGCCGTTCAAGGTCCTAGACGATGGGCGTATCGCAGGTCTCATGCCGATCAACCTGAACGTGTGTGCGCTCGTCGTCGGCATCCACAGCATGGGTCACCACGACGCCTTTTACTATCGGACTCGAGAACAAGCCAAGCGAGCACTCAACGAGTGGCGCGGCGACGGTGAGCCGCGCGGCTGGGTGAGGCATCCGCAGAGCGGTCGGCGACGCGAGGATGGCGACCCGGCGAAGGAATACATGCAGCCGTAAACCCAATTTTAGTTATGCTGGCCGAGCGTCAGGAAATGTCCATTTTCCGTTCACTATTTCCGGTCGAGGACGATAGAGGCGCACCGTGTAGTTCCAACCGGAAGCGATTGGCAAGCAATTAGAAACGATGCCGTCACACCCCCCGAATTGAATGTCCACCGAGCCATCGCCATTTTTGCGCGCAGTGGTGTTGTTCAGAGAATATGCGTTAAGAGGGTTCGGGTCGATAAAACCAGCCGCGTTGTACACGGTTATGGACCAGAAGCCGTCCACGGGTACGCCCCGATCAACGTGAATCTTGTAGATCGTCGTACCGTCATTCTTCGAAGGCGTCCGTGTGAGATAAAGGGCGTCCTTTTCCGGGTTACCGCCCCATAACGTTGCTGATCCAATGAGATGGTGGACAGGATCAACGTCGCTTTTGCGGCCAAACGATTTGCGCGTGTTCGGGAGCGTTGAACCAAGTATAAGTAGCGCATCGCGCACTTTCTTTTGGCTTGTCTCGTCCCAGCTGGGCACGTTGAAGCTGCCTACGCTCCTTTGCTCGATCTTGACGGCATCCTGCAAGGCATGTGCTTTCTCAAGGTCGCTCGCATCCGATGGGTTGACCAGCGTGCGAATGGTTGTAAGCACATACCGAGTACCGATCTGCTTCTTATCGAGGGTGTACCTGCCTGCGTTATAAACAACTTCCTGCGCATAGTGATCCTGGTTGATGACGATCATCGACCGAAAGCGCTCGCCTGCGTCTGGAAGGGTGATGGTCACCGGTCCTGCGTCAAGGTCAAAGACTGCCGAAGAATACAGCGTGTCCCGGTTCACGCGCACTACAATTTGTTGATCAACGGGAGCGAGTTCCCGGTTATGGAAGAATTTGCCAAATCCGTTGGCCTTGACCACTTTGTCTAGCTCAACGTCCGACTCGGCACGGATGAAGTTATCGGCAGTCACGGGCAGTGGGACCGATTGCGCATAAGCGGTGTGAATTACGGCAAGGAGTGAAAGTATTGCGAGCAAGGCTGAGTTTGTTCTTCTTCGCATGGCTTCTCCATTCGACGTGGAAATGAATTACATCAGAAGCTGATGTCTAAAGTCGCCTCGCATCAGCGAGTGCCTGAACATCGGCTCCAATGTAGTGGACAAATCAAATAAATGAAAGATGACGTTCACGGGCAGTCATTCTCCAAGTGCGATGATCCTTGGCGGTTCGGCCACGGCGAGAATGCGGTGCAAAGGTCCCGGAGGGCGCACTGGCGTGCTCGTGTATGTGACTCGACTGGCAAAGGTCAACTATCAAAAGTACAGTCGCCCGGCTGCGCTCGGATGGGGACGTGAATCAGGGTAAATGGTCATGACGACAATGTGGAAGGTTTCGACGATCGGTGCTTTACTGGCTGCTGCATCGGTCACGCACGCAGAAAGCGATGCGCAGTTCAAGCTTCGCTTTTTCTGCCAACTTGACGGGGCTTCGGCGGGTGCAGCAGTGACCTCCATGCGTGACAAGGGCGTCGAGCTATCCACCCTGATAGCGACGATGGAAAGCGAGAGCAAAGCCAAGCCCGAGAAAGCTGCGCTTTTTCAGCATCAAAAAGAGGTCGTGCGCTATGTCTCGAAGGCACTGAACGAAGATAAGGCACGCAACGAAAAGCATGATGCGTCATGGTATGCGGCTGAAGTCGCAGCCCTGTGCGTTAGTTTCGGCGGCGCGGACAGCAAGTATCTCGATGCAAAAGTGGTGCGATGACAAAAGGAAGCGTAACCCTCGGGGAAGTTGCAGCGCGCTCAACTCATATCGAGATGGCCTGCTCTCGCTGCGATCGGCGCGGCCGCTATCGGCTCGTGAAGCTGGTTGCGTCGCTCGGCGACGACTTCCCGATGACTGATCTAGGCGCGGCGATCGCCAACTGCCCGCGCAGGCATGCGACCGTCACGGAGCGATGCGACGTGTACTTTCCCGGTCTGATAAAGATTATGGACAGCCAGCCATGAGTGACTTCGAAGAGTGGTTCAATACACCTGAGTCGCCGATGCAGGACCTATGGGAAAAGCTTTCGGCCTACCTGCGCACACAAGCCCACGTGGGTCCCTTCGCAATCCCGGATGACGAGGACACGTGGCTACTGCTTAGGATGTTTTATTTCCTTGGGGTCGAAGGCGTCACGAGGCAGGTAGGGCCTATGTACCCGATGAAGGACCACGACGACGCGTTGATGCAGTACATGACGATCTATACCGAGATGCATCGCATCCGGGCCGAGAAAGAAACAATGGTCGAACTCGACAAGATCATGCGAAAGGACGACAGCCATGATTAACGCTTACCTGATAGACCCGTTCACGAAAACTGTATCGAAGGTCACGCGCAGCAGCGACGGCGTCGGCCTTCAGGCCTTGCGCGAGGTGTATGCCTTCGTCGGTGTTGACTGCATCGACGCAGCGCACCTGCCGAACGGCGATGCGATCTACGTGGACGATATCGGCCTCGACCGCAAGCAGCAGGCCTATTTCTTCGTTGACGGCTATCCGCAGATTCTCGCAGGCCGTGCCTTATGGGTTGGGGCGACGCGTGAGGGTGACGACACGACGCCCAAGACACCATTTCATATCGCCATGCAGTCTATCGGATGGGCATCATGCGACTGAGCGAAAGGCGGGACCTATCCGCCACATACGACAAGGCCTATGAACTCGCGAACATCCTCGACATGCTGATCGAGGACGGCATGCGTGACGACGAGCCGATCATGTTGACCAAGGGCCTCGTGCAACGTGCTGCAACGACGCTCGCGTTCATAGCGGGCACAGGCCTCGGCATGCTGCCATCGGAGGCCGAATGCGATGACGACCTACGATGACTTGCGACAGCTACGGCGGGACCTTGCGACCGTGAACGCAGAGCATGCGCAGACCTTCGCCGCGATGCAGGCAGCACACGAGCGCATCGTCGATCGGCTCGACTCATGCATCGCAAGGCTAGACCTGCTGCTAGAGTCGATGGAGGCAGCAGAGAGGACAAACAGCACTAAATAGAGCAGCAGTAATCGGCCTGTGAGGCTTGTTGGATAAGGCTTTCGGAATTAGAGCGGTTCGCCAACGATGGGCCGTGTACCCCATCTGATGGGCCACATATTATGGAGTCCTGTTGTGCGGGGCCTGAAGTTAAGGCCCTGCCAACTGGACTCTATTTTTTTTGCTCTAGGGGTATCGCATGACTGTGATGGAACTGATGGAAATACTTGAGGGCCTGCCGCCGCAAGCGGAAGTCCGCTTTGCGCACCAGCCTAGCTGGCCGATGGAATACAAGCTCGGGCAGGTTGCTGAACTGCTTACCGATGATGGCTTTATGGTGTACCTCGGCCAAGGCGAGCACGTCGGCTATCTGCCGGGCGAGGTCACTGAATCACTCGGTTGGTCGGGAGGCTTTTCGCGATGAAACTGATTCAGTCGAAAGACGCTGCTGCAATCCTCGGTGTCTCGACCAAAACGATGACCAACTATGCAACGGACAGCCAGCACGACGCTGGTTGCCGGTTCCCGGTTAAGCCGGTGCGCAGGGATGGCCGCGTGTATTGGGTGCAGAGCGAAATTGAGAACGTCGCTGCGAAGCGCAAAAAATTTGACCGTTACTAAGGATTGGCTATGAAGGAAGTTATCGCGACCCCCGTACCCGCGAGCAAGCGGCTTGCGTTCATGCCTGAGGCCTTTACGCCTCGGGTCATGATAAAGGCCGAGGGCCTTGTCTATCATCAGGCCGCAATGCTCTCGCGTACCTATCAGGGCGGGCTGTGGCAGTTCTACACATTGAGCAACGGCGGCTATTACCTTGCACCGGAGACCGACAAGCGATTCCCTGTGCAGGTCACAGGCAACAGCTACGAAGGCGAAGTCAGTGCGGACGCGTTCGGGGTCATCGTCACACTGTTCGTGTACGGGGCTTTGGTCTGGATCGACAATGCGCCGCTTCGTGAAAAGTATTCAGACCACTATCACCAGCTACGCGCGTTCGCCTGCCAGCATCCTGAGGCTAATGCGATCCTGCGAGCGATCGACTAGGGGCATGACCATGCATGACACGACCATTAACCTGCAAGCTGGCTCCGTCGCTTGGCACTTGACGAAGCTCGGGCAAGGCGAGTTCCTGATGGAGCTGGACAAGGGCGAATGGTCCCGCCGCTTCTATCAGCGCTCAATCCACAAGGCCATCGAGAGTGAAGGCCAAGCCGCATACACGATGACCTTGTGCTATGCGATCCAGCATGACGGACTCGGTGAGCCGGTCCGACTTTTCAAAATCACGAGGACCGTATGATCGGTATCGCCGCGTTTTTCATCATCGTTGTTTGCATTGCATGGCTGTATAAGAACTTCCCTTCGCTCGGCAGGGCCACAAAGCTGTTCGCCTTGTTCCTGCTCGGACTGATCGGCGGCTCGATGATGGTATCGGCCAATGCAGGCCTGCTGCTCGGCTTCGTTTTCCCGCTTACCTATCTCGTTAAACAGGTTGTCGATGCGAAGCAAGCCAAGCAAGCCAAGCAGGGATAAGGCGACGCCCTTGTTCGTGTCCGGGCTGCTGCTGATCGCGGTCGCAGTCGTCGGACTTGTCACAGTGGCACTCGCCGCACACTACTAGGAGGAAGGATGGAGCCTAAACATCCGATGCAGCCCTTGGTTCGTGATGACCGCAACACCGTGCGGTTCAAGCGCAACCACATTGTCGAGTATCTGCTCGATAACGGCGGAATTGACATGAACAAGCTGGCAATGTTGGACTTCACTCCCGAGGACCGGCAGCAGTTCGCGCAGTTGATCGGCTATTCGGTCGATGGGTATATGACGCTCTCGTATGTCATGAATGACGACGAGGCATGGAATGCAACCGAGGCGGCATGGGTCGCCTTTCATCCAGAGGACAACAAAGATGCGAACGATTGAATGCACGCCGACATGGCGGGGCCTGCTGCCGTTCTTGATTGAACGAGCAGCGAAGGGTGACAAAGGTCCGTGGTCGGAGCTAGAGCGGCTGGCCGACTTCGGGGATCAGGGCGGCGCACAGCTAGAACGACTCTCTTTAGCCTTGCGGGCGCTCGCCGATGCAGTCAGAGCAGACAAGCAGTACGAGGCCCTTGTGCAGGCTGCTGACGAGGCATTGAAGGCGGATTGATGATAATGACCAGCAAGGGATTGTCGGGGAAGGTGGACGAGCTCGAACGGCTCGCAGGGATGGCCGATTCGGCTTCAGAGCATGTCATCGCCTTGCGTGAGGCCCTGAGGGCCTTCGCGAGGTATGCAGAGAGAGAGGACAGGCCCGCACCTGCGGACCTCGGCGCACTGACGCTCGCAGAGTTTTGCGAGGCCTATAAGATCGAGCGCTCGACCCTGTTCAAGATGCGCCGTGACGGCATCGGGCCGAAAGAGATAAACATTGGCCGCAAGGTCCTGATTACGCGTTCGGCCTGCATTGAGTGGGAGCAAGCCATGCAGGCTCGCAGTGACGCATGACCTATACTGACCGCTCGCGGCAGGTGTAACCAGCCCGCCTGTCGTGTTGAATGCATTCGGCCCGCCACTCGTGCGGGCCTTTTTTTGTCCTGCCTCAGGGCCTGTCGTCTTCCTCTCCCTGCTGTTCGTCGCTGCCGAGTTCACGTAGCTCGATCACGCCCTCGTCGTTCGACTCGAACACTTCAGTCGCCCCTGTTTCGAGCGTCGTGTCGTTCACGGTGTCATGGTCCGTCACGACGCGGATATCGCTGTCGCCTTGGTTCTCGATCTTTACCTTCATGGTCCTTACCTCTTCGTTGGGATGCCCGGTCGGGCAGGTTGAACAGCAGGGAGTACAGCAGGCGGGCGGCGCGGTGTCTTGAGCACTGAGACGAGCGTCGTTAGGCCTGCTGCGAGTACGGCGAGAATGACGAGGAAGCACAGCACGAGCCGCGCGCGCCGTGTCATGGGCGGGATCCGTCAGGGATCGGGGCCGTGGGGGGCGGCTTCTGTGCGGGTGCGGTGTTAATGACTGGCGGCGGGACGATCACAGGTGCAGGCGCGGTCTTACCTTGCTTGTTCTTCGTCATTGCGCTCGGCGGCGGCGTGTCGATGCTTGACCTGACCTCGGCGAAGCAAAAGATCAGGCAGGCAGGCTGCGCCGGTAGTGTCGTGTTGTGCCCGGCCATCGTCCCGCTAGGCGGGTTGAACGTGCCGCATGAGGTCACCGCCAGGGCAATCGTTAGCAGGCCCAGCGATCCGGCTTTCATGACTTCGGCTCCGCGTCAGGATCGGGCGGCGGCTCGGGCGGCGGCGTGTTGTCCTCGATGAAGTCCAGCACGTCGGGGTTCGCGCTCAGGAAGGCCCGCAGCTTCTCGGCAGGGTCCGCAGAGAGTGCGATCGCGGCAGCGTTCTGCGGGTCCTGAAGTTCGAGGAAGTCAGGTTGCGGACTCGGCTCGAACGGCGGCGTCTCGGCGACCGGAATCGTGCTCTCGGACGTGCCTCCGTTCGCCGGTATGCCCTCTTCATAGCCGGGCGAATGCGGCAGCGGCTCTCCGTCGTCGCCGTCCTCACCTTCGGTAGTCCTCCTACCATCCGGGCCGAGAACAGGCACGATTGGCTTGCGGTGCTCGGGCGGCTTCATCGTCTCACCGGTTTCGAGGTTGCCGTATTGATACATCGGCGGCGGCGGCGGCGGCAGTGCCGGGCTGGTCATGCCGTCCTCGGTCACGCTCAACAGTGAGGCAGGCGGCAGCAGGTCGGCGGGCATGCTCACGATGGGCGTCGGCTGTGCGAACCGTGCCTCGACGTCCCTCAGGACCGCATCGCGCCGTGCGACGTTCTCGACTTCATCGGCCTCAGGCGGCACAGGCCACTCGAACGCATGAGGGAATCCGGCAAGCTGCGGCACGTCACGCAGGGCCTGCCGATACTTGCGCGCGGCAGCCGCTCGGGCTTCGTCGCCCGAGTCCTCGGCACGATAGACCAGTGCGTCGGCCTTGAGCAGTCGCTCGTTGCGTTCCCACCGATGATGGATACCGGCGATCGTGGCCTGAACCTCTTCGCGGTTCTGTTCCCACCACGTCACGAGTTGGCCGCGTGAGGGCTGCGGGTCCGGCAATCGCCAGTACTGTAGGAAGGCCTCGCCGAGTTGCTTGCCCTCAGTGTCGAGCCGATGGCCGGTGAGGTAGTGCAGGCCGTTGACTGTTCCCGGATAGAACTTCAGCAGCAGATAGCAAAGCTCTTCGTTAGTCATGTTCATTGATTCCGAAGGACGACACCACGAATCCATTGCGCACCGCTGACCCAATTGCCATTTGAGTTCGTGCGCCAGCCTTCCATCACCCACGGTGCGCCCATGTCGAGCGTCGTCGGCCCGTTGATCGGCCCCCACTCATTGACGCCGCTATCCCATTGCACGCGCGAGCCTGCGTTCGCCTTGTTCGATATCCATCCGAAGGCCGAGCAATAGAGGTTGCCATCGGGCGAGAACTGAACGTTGCCGCTACCGTTGCGCAGAAACTCAAGGTAACCGTTCGTGAAGTTGAAATGGATGCGCCATGCATAGTCCTCGCTCGCGGCTCGCATCAAGTCGTGATACGCGCCGTAGTTGTATTCGTTCTGCTTTAGCCAGCCCCCGCCGAACACAGTGCGATAGCCATTCGCATCACCGTTATTCGCGACGCGTGATATGTCGTTGTAGGAAAAGCCGCGCCATCCATAGTTGCCGTTGTCGCTTATCTGAATATTCCATGCACTGCCTGCGCTGTTGATAAAGCCGCAGCCGATCGCGCCCGCGCCGTACCCGTTCGGGATACCTGCATCGGCCCGTAGCCGTGCATTGCCTGCTGCGCCCGCCACGACAAATTGATTGTAGTTATTGACTTGGATCGTGCCGTTCGTGCTCGATATGCCACCCGCCGTAACCAAGCCGCCCGAATCAGACAGACTCATAGGCACGGCGTTGTTCGCGCTATTGACCCACTCGAAGCCGGGCAAAGCGGAGTTACTGCGAATATGCGGGTTATAGCTGCCTGCCTTCATATAAAGCTGGTACGAGATGGTCCCCGTATTCGAGAGCGTCAGTGCGCCGGTCATCGTGTCGCCGCTTCGGTTGACCTTGTTGTTTACGCTGGTCGTCACGTCGGCGAGGAAGTTATCAATGGGACCTAAGTCCACCCATGCATCGTTGGCGTTCGTGCGTCGCTTCAATCGGTTCGCTGTCGTGTCGCCCCACATCATGCCGGGATAGGTCACGGTCGGTGCAGTCGGTCCTGAGTTATCACCGACGAGCGCGAGCACGATCGCATTCAGTTGCGTACGCATGTCCAGACCGGACGGATGCGCGGGGACCTGATACGAGGCGACTTGTGTCATAACCAATCTCCGAGTTCGTTGCGTTGCTGCATGACAGGGCCAATCGCCGCACGCTGTGCGATCAGCACATCGAGGTCGGCCCGTTCGAGGTCCTGCTGCCCGAGGCCGGCGAGCGCGACATGCTCGTAGCCGTAGCCGCGTGCGATCCAGTCGCAGGTCTTGGCGATCGCCGTGCCTGCCGAGTTCTGGAACGCGATCGTAAAGCCGGTCGCGCTCTGTCCTGTGATCGTCCACTTATCGCCGCTCGCGAGGCCCTGCGCGATGATCGATATCGCCGGGGCATCCTTGAACGGCACAGTGAATTTGATCGTCGTACCCGCAGCTGCGATCGCGACATTGTTGCGCGACTCGATGCGGTCAGGCACATCGACCTTGACGCCGAGCGTGATAATCCCCATGCCAGTCGTGAGGTCCGGGACGACCTCTTGCAGCATGAAGCGTGCAGCACGGAACGTGAGGTCTGACACGACAAGCCGCTTGTATGTAGACCAGTCAGCCTCGGCAGCGGTCGCCGGGTCCTTGTTCGTGGTCGACACCATGACCATTGCGCCGCCTTCGTCGATCTTCGAACCGTCCACGTCGAGCCGCGCATCGAAGTCGGGCCATGAGTCCACGTCATCAAGCAGGCCGTAGACTGCGCCCTCCATGTAGGCCGAGCAGCGGATCGTGTAGACCTTCGCGAGGTCGATGAACTTCGGCATGAAGTAGTACTCGGCATGCAGGGCGACCGCCGTGCGGTCTGCGTTCTGGCTCAGGTACAGCACGCCGGTACGCACTTCGCAATTGACCTTCGTGCCTGTGAAGGTCGGCTGCTGGGCCATATCGACGACGAGGTTATAGTCACGCAGCGGTCCTGTCGTGCTGATGATATAGGCCGCGTTCGTACTGAAGGCGCCCGACGAGTTTCGGAACTTTGCGAGGTACGTGCCTTTCATGAGGGCGACAAAGCCGCTCGTCTGTGATCCTGCGAACTGCGCGATCGGGCTGGCTTCCTCCCACGTCACCGCAGTGGTGAGCCGCGTCGAGTATCGGATATGCACCTGCCCGCCGACCATCACGTCGAGGTCGGTTGCAGGCAGCCAGCCGAGTTGTGCGCTGTCGTTGTAGATATCAAGCTGGAAGCCCTTCACATCGCCGGGCGGCTGATTCAAGGCCCGTAGCTGCACGACGATCGTCGCGGGCGGGCTGGTCACGCCGATCGCATTGATCGCCCACACCGTGAAGGTCCATTGACCCTCTTCGGTCGGCTGCACGTCGATGCTCGGCATACCGCTTTGAATGTAGACCGGCGCGTCGCTGCCTTTTTGATAGAGCACGTTGAAGCGCACCGCGCCGAGCGGTGCGAGCCATGAGAACGTGGCACGCGCAGCGACGACGACGGGCGACATTTGATACTTGCTCTCTTTGACCTTCAGTTCGGTGCAGGGTCCGACGTTGAACGGATCAATGATCGAAGTCGGCAGCGGCTGCAATTGCAGGCCCAGCTCGATCGCAGCGAACTTGTCGGGCCGGTAGGCGATGCCGCTGATTTCGACATTGCCGTCGTCATCCTCGGTGACACCCACGCAGCGCCACTGTTCATTCACGAGGTCGCTGCTTTGATAGCTCCACACTGAGCCGCGCGTCGGTGCAACCGAGAACGGCGGGTTGACCGTAACGGTATCGGTCGAGCCGTAGGCGTTCGTGGTCGTGCGGGTCTCGAACGTGCCGTTCGGCAGCATGACCGAGAACTGCGCGATGCCGACCGTGATCGGTGCATCGATCCTGATCGTCGAGGCCGTCGCACTCATGACGCGGCCACTCATGCGCAGGCCCGCACGTGTCTCGTCAGTCGTCGCGAACACATCGCCCGGCCTGCTGAACGCGGCATTCATGCCGGTGCGGAACGTCACCGTCTCACCGAGCAGCCGCTCACTGAGCAAGGCCCAATTGCCGATGCGGTGCGCCTGTCCTCGTGACGTGCAGCCGAAGGCCTGAACCTCAAGGGCACGCACGCCCCAGCGGGTTACGCCTTCCTGATCCTCGACGTACTCGATCGCCTGCTGGTATTTGTTGCCCGGATCGTTCCACGTAATCAGCGCAGTCGTGTGCCGCTGATTAAGCGGCGTGCCGACGTAGTTGAACACGCCGTCGATGATGTTCGAGCGGCCATACACGACCGTCGTATCGGCGGGCATGTCAGCAGCGAAGGTGAGCGCGCCGCCGGTCCAGAACAGCAGGCCGTTAAAGATGCTGGCGAACTGTTGCAGCAGGCCTATCGCTTCACTGCGGGCCTGCACATACACGTTGCAGGTATAGCGTGGCTCCATGCCGCCGAAGCCGTCAGGCACGAGGGCATCACAATATTGCGCGATCGTGTATAGGGTCCACTTATCGACGAGCGCCGCCGACAGATAGTTGCCGAGGCCGAACCGGGCCGTCGTCACGAGGTCGTACACAACCCACGCCGGGTTGTCGCTCCATGCGATTTTGAACGTACCGTCCCATATGCCCGTATAGGCCCGAGTCGTCGGATCATAGTTCGACGGGACCTGTATGCGGCGCATCTTGATATCGAAGGCCAGCTTCGGAATGGCCTTGAATGTCGATGCATCGATCTGCACGCCCGCCAGTGCCGAGTACGGATAGATAAGCTGCGAGTCGACGATTTCGGTCATCGTCTCCCACTGGAACTTGTCCGTCACGTTGACCGAGGTTGCATCAGGCGTGACCCGCACCACACGAAAATCGAAGGTGCCGCCGATCGTGCCGAAGCGGCTCATGAGGTCGATGCGGTAGGACCGTTGATAACGGCTCGTCGTCTTGCCATCGACCGTATCGGTGTAGATCCGAGCGAAGCCGCCGCCGTTGCGTTGAACGTCGATGCCGAGCGTGACCGATGCGCCCGAGAGGTTGCCGTTCGTCGGGTCCAGTGTCGTGAGCGCATTGAATCCGAGCGTGATACGGAACGAGGTCATGTTCGGGTTCGTGATCGAGCGCACGACCGGCGCGGCGGCAGTCACCGCGACGCCGACACTGCTCTCGCTCTCGGTCGCCGAGAACCCTGCGATCGGCTGCTGGCTCGCCGTGCCGCTGCGCCACTCGACCGCCGCCCCTGAAAAGTTCCACGTGCCGTCAGCGTTCTGTAGCCGCGTGTCATCGACGAAGATGCCTTGTGCGCCGCCGACGATGCCTTCGACCTCGCCCTCACAGATTAGATTGATGACCCGCGCGTACTGGATCGAGCGCAGCGAGTCGGGAGCCTCGACAGGTGCCGACGAGCCGCCTGAGCCGCCGCCCTTGCCACCGCCGCCGCCAGCGCCCGCGATCGGCATGAGGTCACGCACGAGCGCGGTCATCGAATCACCACTTCATTGTTCGTCGAGAACCCGACCGAGATAATCTGCGAGCCGACGATCAGATGCCCGTAGCCGAGCGGCACAGGCCCGCCTTGACCCATCGTATTGACTGCACCGTCGAAGGCCAAGGAAGGCTGATTGTCGGCTTTCTCCGGGGTCGCTGTGCCTGCATTGCGCGGGGCCATCATTTGCGCGACGCCGCCCATTGCGAGTGCAGCGCCGAGCGCGATGACCTTCGCGCCCCACGGTTGACCGTAGGCCATCGCGACCGCGCCGATGACCGCCAGGGCAGCGCCGCCGAGTACCTTGCCCCATGCACCTGCGCCTTCGATCATCGGCACGAGTTTCAGCGTGCCGGTGCTTTGCGGATAGTGCATGTCCTGCTCGTCGTAGTCCTGCACGCCGCGCACGCGGAACTGCTGTGTCGCATGCTCAATGAAGTAACGACGCAGGCCGGGAAGCTGCACGCACAGTGCATGCACCGCTTCGGCAGGCGATCGCACGTCAAGCAGGTAGCGACGCCCGAAGCGTGCGCCGAGGTCACCGTATAAGCGGACGGTCAGCATGACGGTTCGTCCTTCAGTTCGTCGGGCGTCATGAACCGCTCGTGCCGCAGCACGGCAGTCGTGCGCCGCTGGTAGAACTCCTGATAAGCCTCGCGCTTCGAGGCCTGCCCGATCAAGTGGTGCAGCATGACGCCGCCGCCGAGATATACCGCCATATGGTTGTCGTGCGCTGCGCGAATGTTCATCAGCAGCAGGTCGTTCCGCTTGATGCGGTTGTAATCGTCGAGCGTCTGCGGCGAGTGCGCGAGCACGATATGAAACCCTTCCTTCGCGAAGTTCTGCCGATAGAGGTCAGGCCCGCCGCGTTGCTCCCACCAGCCGAAGGCGCGCGGGTAGTCGTTGAGCATGACGCCTTGCTCGGCGTAGTAGTCACGCACGATCGAATAGCAGTCGTGCACGCCATGCACGAAGGGACGACCGACGAGCGGTGCATTGAAGCCCGAGGGCCGCGTAATCGTGTAGTGACCGGTCGGCACGTTGACGATCAGCCACGGCAGGCCGGTCCGCTCGATGCCGGTGCGATCGGCGAGCGATGGCTCGGGCGACTGGTACGGATGCGAGTGCGCGATCGCCATCACGAGGCCGGTATCCTCGGCGCGTGCATAGTCGTTGCCGTCGATGACGAAATGCTCGTGCTCGGTCGCGACGTTGCGGCAGGCCACATACACGAGTGAGGCATCGCGGCGCACGACGACGCCGCAGCACTCGCGCGGTTCCTCGGCCTGTGCGTGAATGATGACCATCGGCACGACAGCGGCAAGGGTCTCGTCTTTCATGGTCATGACCTGTACGTGCCTGCACCGGGGAACCCACCGAACGGCATCCAGCCATTGCCGAAGCGCATGCGGCATGACTTGAGCCGCTTGCCGCAGGCATCGCTCGCCGGGTCGCCTGTCGGGTTGTCGTTGATATCGGCAACGGGCGGGCCTGCATAGCCGCAGCCGTCGCCGCGATAGCGCCACGGGCATGCATTCTGGATGACCTGTCGGCCCGGCAGTTGCACGCCCTCAACGTCCATCGGTGTAGCGAGTTCGAACTCGACGATATCGTTGCTCTCGCGCACCTTTTGATTGACTGCGAATATGTCGTCGGCGAAGGTCTCGGCGGGATTCGCGAACGGGTTGCCGTTCGGAAAGTTGACCGCATCGAGATAGCGTGCGAGCGTCCGCTTGCGCGTGACCTTGCAGCCGACTAAATCGCTGTACTGCTTGCACATCGCCGACACGATGCCGGTCACGTTCGCGACCGCGAAGTGAGGTCGCGGCAGCGTGCCTTGACCTTTCCACTCGAAGCCGCTCGCCCGCACTGGATAGCGCACATACGTGACGCCTTGCCACACGACATCGCCGCCGACCTTGTTCGTGCCTGCATGAAAGTACAGGGTCTGCTCGCGATAGGGCCGCAGGTCAATCACGTAGAGTTCAATGCGCGCGCTCGGCGACAGCGATTGAATGTCGCCCTTGAGGCTCATACAAACACCTGCTCGAACTTGAACGACACGTCATAAAGCAGTGTGCCGTTCGACACGAGCTGCCCGTATCGGACCGACCACGACGGACAGATAACGTCCTGCACGACAGGCGGGTCCACGATCTGGCGCGGCGGGGTCCAGTTGAAAATCTCGACGCCGTTGCGTGCCGACAGGAAGGCAACGACCGCGCCGGCCGTTTCGGCGTCGTTGTTTTTCATGCTGATGGTCCACATGCAGGCCTGCGTGTTGATGCCTGCCGGGCTGCGCTGTGCATAGCCATCGCCGAACTGTGCCTTGACGATCTTCGGCTCTAGCTCGTAGCTGGCCTCAGTCACGCACCACTTGAACGCGAGGCCTGAGGCCTGCGGCTCGATCAACACACGATCGCTCGTGAGCAGCGCGTGCAGCTTCAGGCGCTGCGACTCGTTGAGCGCAAGGACGGTTTCAGGCATGGCGGGACCTCTAGCGGGTTGGTGCGAGCAGACCGCCCGCGCGCTTCTCGGTGCTGATGACTTGCCGCACGACAGTCGCGATGCGATTGCCGAGTTCCGCGGCCTGCTTCTGATTGGCGGTCGTGCTCTGTGTAGCGGTGTCGTCCTTCGCCATGTGCACGTTCACGACGACATTGCTGCCGCCGCCGATGCCGCCTGCACCTGCATCAGTGACGACACGGCCCGGCACGTTGGGAATGAAGTACTCCGAGCGGCCCGGAATCTCGTTGACCTGATACAAGCCGCCAGCACGCACAGGGCCGCCGCTCTGTAGCTTGCCCTCGACGAAGCTGGTCCAGTCCCAGCCTTGACCCGTTAGGCCCTTGCCGAGCACGCCGAACAGCGGCCCCATGATCTGTTGATAGACCAGCATCTTGGCGAGGTCCTTCAGGATCGATACGACCATCTCGCTAAAGCTGACGCTGACGTCCTTCGTCGCGAACATGAAGTCAACGAGGGCATCGCTCGATTTCTTGCCGAAGCCCTCGATCGCTTTCTGTATCTGCTCAAGCTGTTCGAGCCACGGATCGGACTTGTCGATCTGCTGATCGTAGTTATCGTTGATACGCTTAAGGATCGCGAGGTATTCCTCCATCGAGGGTATCGCGCCTTCCTTCAGGGCCTCGTTCAGCTTATCGACCTGATCGTTATAGTCGAGCATCGGATCGACGGCACGGCGCTGCTGGTCGGCCCAATCCCATATGTCCTTCGCATGGTCCTCTTCGGCCTTCCAGCGTGCGGCCGCTTCAGCGCCCTGGCGGGCAGCTTCGTTGTTCGCATCCTCTTCGGCCTGTGCGCGGGCCTCGATCGCCAGCTTCAGGTCGATGTTTCGCTGCGTGCGGGCAACGAGGTCCGCTTGCTGGGCCTTGCTCGATTCGAGATAGCGCGGGTCGCTCAGTAGCTCTTTCATCGGATCGCCTTCGGCGGCCAGCTTGCGATAGTCCGTGTCTAGCTGCTCGATCATCTTTTGATAGTCGCTGATCTCTTCCTTCGCTTTCTTGCCTGCCTTGCCTGCATCGGCGAGCGCCTTCGCAAAGTCGACCGTTTTCTTGTTCGCCTCGTCCTGCTGATGGTTGTCCGTCGCGCTTACTTTCGGCTTGATGCCTGCGCGGGCATCCTCCCGCGAGCGAGAGATTGCAGCCTGTGCGTTCGCGGCCTTCGTGTACAGTTCCTCCACCTCACCGGCGAAGTCCGCGCGCAGTTTCTTCTGGCCTTCGATATCACCGACCGGGACCTTGTACGAGTCACTAAGGAACTTGAACGCCTTCGCTGCTGCGGTGACGTTCGCGGTCGTGCCGATCAGCACACGCGCTGCGAACGCGCCCGCGTCGGCCACATCTTCGAGCACTTCCTTAAACGTCGTGCCGTCGTTCGCCGCGTCGATGAAATACTTCGCAAGGTCCTTAACGGTCGGCAACAGGTTTTCGGCGATCGACCCCCACAGTGAGGTGCCGACTGTGTTTAGCTTCGTCAGTTGCGAATTGAACTCGTCAGCCGCTTTAGCCGTGCTGTCCTTAATGATCGCGCCGAGGCTTCCGGCTTCCTTCGCTGCATCGGTGAAGCCCTCTTTACCTTGCTTAAGCATCGGCAACAGGGCCGTGAAGTTCTTGCCAAAGATCGCGGTACCGGCAGCGATGAAGTCCTCGTTGGTCTTAAAGCCCTTCATGGCCTCGCCGATCAAAGCAAGCTGCTCGGCAGGGTCCTTGTTCTTGAGGTCATCGACATTGATGCCGAAGGCCTTGAACGCGGCAGCGGCATCACTGGTCGGCTTCGCTGCCTCGACGATCGATTTCGATAGACCTCGGAAGCCTGCCGCAAGGTCATCGGTCGATGCATCGGCCTGCTTCGCCTGATACGCGAGCGCCGACATAGCCTCGGTCGTGGTGCCGACGCGCTGCGCCAGCTTGCCCATCGCGTCGGCTTGGTCGATCGCTTTCTTGACGTTCTCACTGAAGGCCCGCGCGAAGCTCTGCGCGAACTCTGCGCCCATCTTGAACGCGGACACTGCCGACGACTGTGCGATGCTTTTCAGCGACGCATCGACTTCCTTCGCTGCCTTCTGCATGTCCGTCCGTAGACGTGACACGTCGGCGGCGAGTTCGAAAACTATGTTCCCAGCGGAAGCCATCGACCTATCTCCATGCGTTGATTTCGTCCTCGACGCTCAGTTCAAGCGGCGCGCTTGCTGCTTGCTGCTGTGCCTTCGCGTGTTCGTCGAAGAGGTATCCCCACGTCATGAGTTCGTGTGCGCCCATCTGATCGAGGACCGCGCCCGCCGTCATATGCAGATGCGCGGCCACTGCATACACGAGGCGCGTTACAGGTGCGGTCACTCTTTTTCCACGTCGGCGCGCTCCATGCCGTTGACGCGAACAGCGGCCTGCATCAGCAGCTTTAGATCGGGCAGCGCACGATTTGGCAGGCTGCGAATGAACTCGGGCGTCATGCGCTCGCCGTTCTCACCGCGCACGCTTTCGCACAGCAGCGCATGCCCGAAGCCTTCGGCATCGGTCTCGGGATCGTGCTCGGCATAGAGGTTCGAGAGCACGCGGTTCGCTAGCTCGCTCACGGTCACATGTCCGAACAGCGTCGTCGGCACTTCCTCGCTCAACGTGACGAGATGAAAGAGCGGCGCGGGTTGGCTCAGGTCGTTCATGCTTTAACCCCCCGCGTTCGCGACCGTGACCGGATTCGCCTTGACGACCGGCTGTGCCTTATTGCCGACTGTCGCAGTCACTGCGGCCTCGTAGCTGCCGACCGTCTCGTAGTTGTGCGTGGTCGTCTTGCTGCCGATCAGGTTCTCGACCGTGCTGCCGTCCTTCCAGTCGATCGCGTATTTCGCAGCTGCGCCGCCTGTCTCGGTCAGTTGCATCGTGACGTGCAGCGGTGCGTCACCGCTTGCGGGCGTGACGGTCACACTGAGGTTGTACTGCTCGGCGGGCTGGCCGCTGTCAGGCGGCTGCGTGAGCACAGGTGCGCCCGTGATTTTCATCGTGCATGATCCGGCCACAGCCTGATCGACGCCGCCCGTTTCACTGATCGACTGCACGATGACCGGCAGCGTGCGCACGGCCTTGTTCCGATACACGACTTCGAGCATGCGAACCTCACCATCGTCATAGGCGGCGAGCAGGGCGAGATACGCGGGGTCGGTCGGGTCGATGAAAAAATCGAACGTGAAGGTCCCCGGATCGCGGAAGCCGACGAGCGAAGTCTTTTCGTCATCGCACAGGGTGGTTGTGTCGATCGAGGTCGCGGGCGTCTGCTGCACAGAGTACGTGCGTGCACACAGGTCGATAAACGTGCTCAACGACCACATCGAGAGGTCACCGAACTCCGCTGTCTCTTCGGTCGCGTCACTGCCATAGAGGGCCGCTGACTTGCCGTTAACGTCGAGGTCCTGAAGCACGAACGACTGATTGTCGAGCGAGGGCCAGCCGGTCCCGGTGATTAGAACCGGCTCGCCGTTCTTCAGCTTGCTTACGTCATCGAACACCGCATAGACGGGTTCGCTCGCGCTCGCCGATACAATCGCGCCGGTTGCCGTCGGCGCGCTCGTCAAATCTTCGAGATACATCTTCGTGCCTTGCGCACTCATGGCTTTTTTCATGCTGTCACCTTTCCGGTTGAGTCCCACGTTATGACCTGAACCATGCGGCGACATAGCCGCGTCTCGACCTCATACAACGACTGCTCGTTCTCCACTGTCGGCTGCGGGTCAGCAGCGTGCAGGGCCTGCTTGACGAGTTCCATATTTGCGCGGGCCTCGCCCTTCGTGCGGGCATAGCTGTCGATCTGCCAGTGACATTGATCGAGCCATGCATAACCGCACATCGTGTTGGTTGGTAGGACCGTCACGTCTTGATAGATGACATACGGCTCGACGGTTCCCTTAGGTGCGATCGGCGTGAACACGCGTCCCGGCATCGCACTGTCGAGGATGGCGAAGAGGTCGGCCTCGGTCATGGTCAGAGGCTCGGCACGAACTTGACGCCGTTCTTTTTGCACCACAAGGCCATGCGTCGTTGCAGTTCGACATTAAGGCCGCGACCGGCGTCGTCCTGCTTGGCGATCGCCGCAGGCCGCAGCCACGGCTTGGCCTCCATCTTCGACGTACCGAACTCGAGGAAACGACCATAGAACGGGTCGTCACCGTAAGGCTTACGCACGCCGTTAATGCGTGCGTTGACCTTGCCGGGCGACTTGCTGCGGCGCTTCAGCTTCACATCGATGCGGGCTGCATAGCCTGTGCGCTTGACCTTGCCGCGCGTGATATGCGAGAACAGCACGCCGCTCGAACGCGGATGCCCGCCGAAGTTCATCAGGACGTTAAGCATTGCCTGATCGAGGATCGGCTTTGCAGCGACGCGCAGCGAACTCGTCAGCATGCTTTTCTGAACCTCTTCGGGCAGTGTCGCCAGAAACTCGTCCAGTTCCTTAAGGCCCTTGACTGCGCTTATCGACATCATGGCTGTCCGCCCTCGGTCACGACGCCGCTGCTGCACATCAGGTTCAGTTCGGACATACTCTCGAACCGAGGCAGCACCGCGTCGATGTTGTAAATCGTGTCACCGGCCTTGCGTGCATGAATGACCCGCCATTGCTCGGTCACGTCATCGCGCCAGCGCACGCGAACTCGGGTTGTCGTGCCTGCGCGGAACTCTGCCGAGAGCAGCCACTCGCGACCGCTCAGGCTCTCGACCGAGGCCCATACGGTTCCACGATCAAGCCATTCCGTAATGACCGGCTCGCCGCTCAAGCTGTCCACCTGCACGACTGGCTCTTCGAGCCTTACCCGATGCCTGAGCGGCCCACCTGCGAGGCCTGTGGTCTTGGTTGCCATCGTCCTTACTCCATCGCCGGGTCACGACGTTGGTGCAGCAGGTTGCAGACGGCCCACGGCAGATAGCCTTGCTCCCATGTCTGTGACTCGACGCCATCCGGGTCCCGCAGCAGAATGCCGGCGAGCAGCAAGGTCGCCTGCTGCACGTTCGGCGGGGGCTTGTTCTCGTCGGTGTACGGTTCCTTCAGCTTCAGATACTGAATGACCGAATCGCTCGCGCTCGTGATCGCGATCTGAACCGTGAGGTCGGGGAAGTCATCATCGAGCCGCAGTGCCGCGCGGGCCTGATCGATTGTTACGAGGTCGCCTGTCATGCTGCCGCCCCCACAATGCTCATGCGGTCCTTACCATCACGACCGCGTTTCGCAGCGAGAGTCCATGCATCGCCGCCCGTGTCGGGCTTCGTGTCGGTCGTCGCATTGCAGTGCCAGAGGGAACCGGCCCATGTCACGACGTCACCGGCCTTGTATGTTTCGCCCGCCACAAACACGCCGCGATAGATCATGACCGGCAGGGCGAACGTCGCTGTCTCGTGTGCGCCGCCCGAGCGCACGATATGCACCGTGAAGCTGCGTTCGCTGTCCATCGTGACTTGCGTCGATGCGATGCCATCGACCACGCAGGCCCAGCCGTGCTCGCCGTGCGTGTTTGCGTGTGCACGCCACAAACCGCCCTGATGCTGGGCGAGCGTGCCGCGTGCGTAGTCCTTCGCGAAGTCGATGACCGGCAGCACGTCGAGCTCGAACGCATCGCGCCCCGGCTCGCCATCCTTCACGACAGGCGGCTCGCGGCCTTCGATCGTCTTGACCCGCTCGCCGAGCGCATCGAGGCCGCTCGCGACACGATCCAGTTCGCGCCGGTGCTCGGCAGTCTGCTTGGCCTGCTCTTCGTCATTGCGTTGCAGGCTCGCAACCGCTTCGCTGTGATCCTTCACCGGGAAGCTGGTCACGTTGACGACCGGCTCGCTGCGCTTTTCGATCGAGTCAAGGCGGGCGATGATCGACGCGCAATAGGTCTGCACGTGCAGCTTGATCGCACGCGCGATCACGTCGAGCAGTTCATTCGGGATTCCGGTCACGTCACGCATGATCTGCCTCCGTTAGGCCGCTCACGAGCCGATCGAACCAGCGCGCCGAGCGCTCGCTCGCTGTCTCGTCGTCGTTGGCGTCGTCCGCGTTGCTGCCGCCATTGCCGCTGCTCGTCGGTTGCGGCGGGCCGATGGTCGGCGCAGGGTCAGGCTTCGCGAACGGTGCATTGCGATCGCGTTCGTCGAGTGCCGCCAGCGAATAGTTCTGCTGTTGCAGGTACGGCGTCTGCCCGCCCTTCACAGGCCGCAGGTTCAGCCGCTTGCGTGCTTCATTAGGTGCTGCGATGCCGCCGCCGACCGAATCGACCAGCGTCTTAACCATCGTCGCGGTATCCATGCGCAGCAGGCCGTCGAGGTCTAGCTCGGTGCGATACTCGGGTGGCAGTGCGAGGCCTTCGTCGAGGCATAGCTCGAACGATTCGATCAGCGATTGCAGGCACTGCGAATAATAGTTTTGGGACAGCGACTCAATATTGTTATAGGTCGGGGCAGCGCCAACGCCAACCATATAGCCGGGGACATGAAACACCGAGCACACGACCTCGCTCGTCATCTTCAGTTGATCGACAAGTTCGGCATCGACGGCGGTCATCGTCAGCGGTTGATACTTCAGGTTGTCACCGAGCACGGCAATGCGGCCTCGGTTCGCCCCGCCGTAGTTTTCCTCCCACCGATCCTTAAGGCGCTTCGCTGTCTCGTCACTGATCGCACCGGGCGCGACGAGGATGCCGCCCGGTTCGGCTCCGTTCTCGAAGAACGCCGCCGAGTTGTTCAGGATCGCAAGGCCCTGGCGGGCAGCGAGCGCGCACGCGAACAAGGGCGACGTGCCGCACAGCGGATGGAACAGGCAGTTCATGCGGTCGTGAATGATTTCACTTGCAGGCACGATGACCTGTCCGCCGCGATTGTCATCGTCGGGGACGATGCCCGCGAGGTAGTCCATATCAAGCTGGTAATAGACCGCGCCGTCCTCGGTGACGAGCGGCTTGCATCGGTTCGGGTCGAGCACGTAGAGGGCGACGACGATGCCGCGCGCATCGCGTTCCTTGAGCACGTACGTGTTGCCGCGCGTCAGCTTCGACATGATCCAATTCTCGATAAATTGAATGTGGTTCTGATAGCGGTTCGGCTTGCGCAGCACAGGCGAGAACGCGGGCGACGATGCTTCGATCCAGACCTCGCCCTCGCGGGTCATCAGGCGCACGGCCAGCTTGCCGATATCGGCACTAATCAAGGTGACACAGGCATAGACGGCGTGATACGCGAGGATCGTCTCGGGCCTGAGTTCGATATTGCGTTGCCATGCACCTGCGAAGGCCTCGCGTACGATCAGCGGCCACCAGCCGCCACTACCGAACGGCCCCAGGCTCCCGCTGCCGACCGTGCGGCCATCCATCGGCACGACCGGCTGCGAGGCCGTCGTGCTGCCTGCGCTGCCTGTGCTGCCTCGCGGCGCGGCGCGTGTGATCTCAAGGCCGAAGAGTCGCATGGTCATTCGTCTCCGCTCGGGTTGCCCTCGGCAGTCATGTCGCGGCGCTTGTAGGCTTTGCCCTTGCCCTTGCGGCCCTTGCTGCCTTCCTCGGCATCGTCCTGCTGCTCTGCGTGCTCCTGTCGGTTATCAGGGGCTTGGTGGGGCTTCTGGCGTCCTGCCTGAGGCTTGGCCTTGCCTGCTGTCTGCTCAGGCACGAGGATGCGGCCGGTCGCGGCCAGCAGCTTCGCGTCGCGCTCAGGCATCTCGATTTCGTCGCCCTTGTCGTACTGCTTGCGCCCGTAAGAGAACGCGCGATTCGCCGTGACTTTCATGGTTGCTACCCTCAAAAAGAAAGGGCACGCCGATCGCCGGTCGTGCCCTTCGTTTAGCTGCTGCGGCCTGTTTAGCCTGTATGTGTTGCGCGATCGACTAAACGCACTAGCTGCGGGTCGTCGTCACAAGGCCTGCGTCGCGTACCGGCTCGCCGTTCGTCCCTTCCTCGCCATCAGTCACAGGCGGCTTCGGGATAATGAAGTTGCCGCCGTAGCGTGCGCCCGTGATATAGGCGACCGCCTGATTGCGCCGACGCTGCCAGTTGATGAAACGCTCGGCACGCAGCGCGACCATGTTGTTTTGCCACAGGCTGACGAGCGTCGCGGCTCCCGCTGTCGGCGCATCGTCGAGTTGCAGCGAGGCCTCGCGCGATGCATCGAGCGTGACGCCGCCGTCATCGGCGAGCAGGATTTCAGACGGCAGCACGAGCACGAGCATGGTCGTCGCCGGGTCCGATTCACCTGTGCTCGTGTGGTGCGGCACGTTCGAGGACACGACTACCGGCAGGCCGAAGAACACGCCACCGTTCATGTTGATGCCGGGGAACTCGGCTTGACCGAGCGCGTTCGACAGCATGCCGATCGAGAGCGCCATCACCGGGTCCATGATCCAGTACGCGCCACGAATCGACATGTTGGCTTGCACGAACATCGCGAACAAGGTCCCGATATCCTGCCGCAGGTCATCAGCGGTCGGTCCGCTCGCCGGGATGTTCGGCGCACCGTTCGTGATCGAGGCGGGATGCACGCCCGCGACGGCGGCGACAGTCGGGTCGATGAACTGCACGTCAAGGAACTGTGCGATGGTCGCGATCATGTCGCGTTGCACGATCGCCTCGGCGCTCGGGTTCGAGAACCGGACAAGCTCGTCGGTCATGACGACGATGCCAGCGGCCTTGCTAAAGCCGAGCGTCACCGTGCCGAAGCTCAGGGCGCTAACGGGCTTCGGCTTGCCTTCACCGACCCATTGCGCACTGCTGCCGGAAAGCTGCGACGGCATTTTGATATTGAACGGCACACGACGAAAGCCCTGAATCTGGCCCATGATCGTTTCAGGCCGCAGCAGTTCGATAAACTCACCGGTCATGTTCGTGTAATCAACGAGCGGCGCGGCCCATGCCGGATCGGTCGTCGTGCCTGCGGCAACAGCAGCACGCAACACGAGTTCGACCTGCGGCGTGCTGTCGTGCCAGCCTCGGGCGATCTCGGCGGCTTGCATCAGGTCGCCTTTAGCGCGCATCAGTGCGATCGCATAGCGCGTGAAGGCGACGCCCTTCGCGACGTTCTGCTGCACCGTGATAACCGGATTGCGTTGCTGCTGCTGCGGGACCACGACGCCGCCGCGCACGGCGCTCGCGCTGGCCGGGTCGGTGACGATGATCGGTGAAGCGGCGCGGATGACTTGAGCCTCGATGGTCTTGAGCCGTCCGATATGCGAATCGATCGCCTTGATTTCATCGGTCAGCGTGTCGAACTCTTCCTGTTGGGCGGTGTCGAGCGTCGCGCCGACTTCGGCGGCCGCTTCCATGATTTCGACCATGCGCGCGTTCGCGCTGGCCCGGCGTGCCTCGAACGCCGCGATCTGTTCCTGAATGGTGAACTTCATTTCACGCTCCGATGGATAGTGTGAATCACGAAGGGTTCGCGAGCGCGCGAGAGGGGATCGTCATGCAGGCGCACGACGCGTGATGCGGGACGTTCGATCGTCGACGAACCTTGGCCGGACGCGGCCCGTTCGCTGGCGTCGATGTTGCGAACGACGTTGATGGTTGCCTCACCGTTCGCGGGGATGGTCACGAGCGATAGCTCTAGCCACTCCCACGACAGGAAGCGAATGCCGCCGCCTTCGATCATTGAATACTCGATCGGACGGAAGCCGATACTGACGGCACGAATGAGGCCCATCTTGACGGACTGCCAAGCCTCGTCGAGCCGATCGCGAAGCGTGCCCGGCTCGTCAGTCTTGAGCACGCGGGCCTTGAACGGAATGCCGGTCTTGTCGGGCTTCGCAAACTCGACATGTCCGACAGGTGCGTCGCTGCGGTGCTGCCACAACAGCGGCATCGGCAGTGCATACTTCGCGCCGAGCGGCTCGACGATATCCTCGTAGCGGTCAGGCGTCGGCGTGCTGGCGATGCCCTCAATCGTGCGGGCTTCGTCGTCACTGCTGCGCACGTCGAGCAGCGTGTAAGCGCGTTCGAGTTTCATGTCTATCTCCGTTAGCCGATGAAAAGCATTTGGTACTCGGGCTGGCGCTCGGTCGCGCCTGCGAGTGCGATCGCCATCGTCAAGGCGACAAGGCCGTCGATGCGCTTCTGCTGCCGGGCCTTGTGAAACACGCGATTGTTCTTCGCGTCGGCCTTGACCTCGGCGTTCAGCACGTTCCAGCGCAGGCAGGGGTTATAGGCGACGCGCAAGGTCTGATCGAACACAAGCTGTTCGAGTATTTCGATCGAGCGTGGCATCCATAGGCCCGACTCCGCGGCGCGTGTGAAGCCTTGGCCGTGAGGTACGAGTTTCAGCACGAGGCGGGCCTCTTCGAGGGCCTGCTCGAAGTCCTTCATGCGATACGTGTCGAACGCGATGCGCGCAATGTTCAGTTGCTCGTGTAGCTCGACGAAGCGCTGCACGACATCGCGATAGCGCACGATCGAACCCTCACGCGCATGCATGAATCCGGCCTTGCTCCAGACCGTGTACGGCACGTTGTCCAGTCGCGCACGTTCGGCGAGCGTGTCGCCGGGCGTCCAGAACTCAACGAAGGCATCGACGCTGCCGTCGTCCTGCTTGCACGCAGCTGCGAACGCGGTCAAGTCGCGCGTGCCCGAGAGGTCAAGCCCGCCGAACACTTCGCGGCCTTTCATGCGCTCAAGCATCGCGTCGCGTTCAGCGAGCGCACGCTCGACGGTCGCTTTCCATGTCGCGGGCATCGCGTCGCTATCGGTGTCGGCGATGACCTCATGCACTGCGAGCGGTGCGCCGACCTCACATGACTTCCATACGTCGGTCGTGATCCAAGGATCGTCGGCGTCCACCCACTGACAGAAGTTCAGGCGCCGTACGGTGGATTCGAGCGAAGGCATGCCGCGCGCCTGCCGAACCTGCTCGTCGAGATAGCTATGCTGGATGGTCTGCCCGAGCGAGGGATTCGCCTTGACCCAACAGGCCTCGTCTTCGAACGGGTCCTCGCCTTCGTCAAGGGAACAGATGAACGCGAAGAACGCATCGTCGGCAAGCTGCTGCGCGGCGACCTTTTGCCCGTACTCGTGTTTCTCGAAGCAAAGCGACGTGCGATCGCTGCCCGAGTTCGTAATCATGAAAATGAGTGGCTGGCGTCGGCCTTTCTTGCCTGCCTGCATCATGTCGATGACGGTGCGGTCCTTGTGCTCGTGAATCTCGTCGATCAGTGCGCAATGCGGGCGCGGTCCTGACTGGCCTGTCGTGTCACTCGCGATCGTGCGAAAGAACGAGGCCTTATGTATGTACGCGAGGTTGAACGTGCGTTCGGCGCGGCCCGACTTCGTGATACGTGACGAGAGCGTCGGCGATAGATCGACCATCGCGACCGCATCGCGAAACAGAATCTGCGCTTGCTCTTTCTTCGTCGCTGCTGCATACACCTCGGCACGTTCCTCGCCATCGGCGACGAGCATGTACAGGCCAATGCCGGCCGCAAGCGGTGACTTACCGCTACCCTTGCCCGACTCGACATAGGCCTCACGAAAGCGGCGTGAGCCGTCGCGACGCTTCCAGCCGAACAAGCTGCCGACGATGAAGGCCTCCCACGGCAGCAGGCCGAAGGACACGCCCTCGAACTCGCCGCCGTTCAGGCGCAGCACGTCGGGATAGAAGTTAATCACGCGCATCGCGGCGGGCAGGTCCCACTTAAGCCCTCGGGCCTTGCCGTGCCGCAGGTCATGCAGGTGACGGCGGCAGGCCGCGCGCACGTCAGGGCCTGCCACGATCGCACCGCTATGAACGTCCTTCGCGAACTGCGTGACAGGATCAGCGACCGGCCCTGTCGGCTCAGAAGTAGGCTTTGGCCGGGTCTTGGTTGTCATCAGGATTCACGCGGATGTTCGCGCGTGCCGAAGGTGAGAGGCCGAACTCGGCGGCAAGGTGGACGTATTGATACGCCGCGCGGTTCGCCGTGCCGATCAGCGGGTGCTGTATCCAATTGCCGTTGGTCGTCTTGTACAGCAGCGGACGGCCCATCTTTTCGAGCGCTTCCTCGGCATCGACCCAACGACCGTAGGCCGAGCAGACAGCCGCGAGCGCGCCGCGATCGAGATGCGTGAGCAGGCCGAGCCTGAACAGGACCACACTTAGGCGGTCCCATTCGGCGCGCGCCGTGCGTGACATATGCGTCGGCGGCTCAGGGATCGCGAGTTCGGGCTTAGGTTCGTAGGGGTTGCGGTTTTTGTGCGTCGTGCCTTCAATCACCCGCAGGTGAGTTGGCTTTCTTGGCACTGTGCCGCGCCCTTTTCGGATTCCGGGCATGAGTCACCGTCTTAAGGATGGAGCGCGAGGGTCGGTGTTGAACCGCCGCTGTACCGGTGGAACCGGTCATCGCCCGCTTCTCGCGCGGGGTTGAATCAGACTTCGGGTAAGGCTTGGCAAGCGGTGCGACCTGAGCACGCATGTCGTCATCGAGCGGCAGCAGGTAGCGATGCTTGTCGCCGCCGTCGATGCGGGTCGCCTTCGGATCCACGTTCGCGATTAGCCACTTGAGGTTGAACCCTCGCTTGCCGTAGCGGCTGCTCGCGGTCTTACCGTGCAGGACCTCGCCATGCACGACGACGCGTGTCGTCTTGCCGACGCCGGTATAAATCCAGTTCATGGCCTGATAGATGCCGCCGACATGGCCTTGTACGGTGTCGGCATAGCTGACGATCAGGCGCAGGCCGGGTGAGGCCTTGCGCAGGAACTTGACGGCCAGCATGACGATGCGCGACACAGGCGTCTGATGGTCACGCAGCGCGACGCGCGAGAGTTCGCAGCACTCGGTTTGCGTGAGGCCGTAGGGGTTGCCGATATGCCGGTTCGCGCCGCGACTGAACAGCACGATGCCGATAAAGCGATCGCCTTCCCATGCGCCGATCTTGACGTTCGTACTGACCGGGACCGATCGGGAGTAGTGCCAGTGACCGCAGGCATAGGCGACAGCCTCGTCGGTCGCCCAATCGATGCGCAGAGCGGGCTTCGCTCCGGTCGCTTCGGACAGGCGAGCGGGCGTGCTCATTTGCGGGGGACCTCACCGCCGCAATGCGGGCAGATGATCGGCTGTAACGTCGAGAGGTCGCCTTGATCGCCTGCGCTGCCGGGGCCGAATTCGCCTGCGTTTGCAAGGGCGTCCATCTCGTCGTTCGTGAAGCCGAGCAGCGACATGTCGAACTTATCGGACGCGAGCGCGTCGAGTTCGACCGCCAGCAGTTCATCGTCCCACGGCGACTCGGCCAGGCGGTTGTCGGCCAGGACATACGCGCGGCGTTGCGCGTCGGTCCAACCCTTCGCGATCATGACCGGCAAGCGCTCCCATTCGAGCAGTCTCGCTGCCATGACCCGACCGTGACCGGCGATGATCGTGCCATCCTCGGCGGCGAGAACCGGCATCGTGAAGCCCCACTCGCGCATGCTCGCGGCAAGCTGCGCGACCTGCGTTGCAGAGTGCTGTTTCGCGTTGCGTGCGTAGGGAATCAGCTTCTCGATGTCCCACAGTTGCACCTTGGCCGCGGGCCACTGCGGCGCATTTTTAACAGGCTGGTCCATTGACGCTCCCTATGAGGCAGGCCCGGCGATAGAACGGATTTCTAAAAATAAAGGAGGGCACGGGGTGTCCACCGCTCGCGAAAAAAGTTACAAACGGCCCCCCACGGCGCGACCCGCGAGCGACGACGGCGGCGGCCGATCATCGGAACTTTCGTTTCGCCTCGATCGGCGAGCCGAACACGTCGCAACCGATCGGAGCAAGGCCGCAGTCGTCGCGAGTCTTGTCCGCATGACAGGTCACGCAGAGCGATTGCAGGTTGCTCGGGGCATCAGTGCCGCCCTTGAACAAGGGGACTATGTGGTCGACTTCCTGTGCCTGAGTGGTGAAGCCCTGAGACAGGCACTTGACGCAGAGCGGGTACTCGGCAAGGTGACGGGCCCTGATCCTGAGCCAGCGGCGGCCTCTGGTCCGCACTTGCCGGGGTTGGTCAGGTGCAGACATGACAGAGCGGGCTTTCAGCCAAATGCTAGGAGGGGCTGGCAGGGGCTTCCCGCTGTCCTACTACCTCCGAAGGCCTGCCAGAGGCTTCTAGCTCTACCTGTAACAGATCAGAATCGATTCCTGCCTTTGCCCTTTCCCTCTCTTCCTCAGTCATCAGGGCCTTGACCCAGAATCCGGCAGGATTTACCGCCATGCCAGTGAGGCGCATCTCTGAAGGGGACAAGCATCTGCGGGCCTCAGGTCCTTCGTACACTCCGATGCGGCCTGTACGGTGCTTATCGAAAGCGCCTGAGCTATTGAACAGCAGGCCGCACTCGCTGCACTGATTGCGATCGCCAGACAGGGTTATGCCTTGCCGCATGTCGCGGGCCTGTTGCATCGTCAGCATGAGACCTCCTAGAGCTATCCGCCTATCGGGCGTTGCATAGGGCGAGTCGTCGGATCGACGACCCGAACGATATCGACACGAACGTCTTCGCCGACCATCAGGCAGCAGTTGACCGTCCTCGGCAGTCGTGTCGTGAGGTCCGCGCGCAGCCGCTCGACCTGATCGGGCGATAGCTGCTCGGGAAGGTGAAAGATAAGCAGGTCGCCGGGATGCAACGAGGCGATCTCGATCTCGCTCACGATCGGCGCAACGTCGCCAGTGACCTTGCGCAGCCAGCGTCCGAATGCGTTCATCGTGGCGTCGCTCCAAAAAAAAAGTCCGCTCCCTGCCGAGGGAAGCGGACTGAGACAGCGCAAGCAGAAATGGCGAACACACGACGCCACATTGCGCAGAGCATAGGCAATTTGTCCCACGACCGCAAGAATGTTTCACGCGGTCTGTTTCACGGACCCGCTAGGCGTGCTATCGATCCGGGCGAGCAGCGCCTCGCATAGGCCCTCAGGCACGAATGAATGTTCGAGACTCTTAAGCGCCTGCTGTTCGAGCGCGTCGAGGTCATGCGCGAGTTCGTCGGCGCGGCGCGACAGTGCGGACTTGCTCATATGCGTGCGGCGCGCAATCTCCCGCAGCGACAGGCCGTCGCCGTAGCGCTGCGGCAGGTAATGACGCCAGAGCAGGTCCCACAGGGGATCGGCGAGCGGGTCATCGAGCGAGCGCAGGGAAGCGGGACCCGTCGCCGAGAAATGCGCGACGAGTCCCGACACACCCATTTGCTTCTCGCCGGGGGTTTGACTGAAGCGCGCGAGCACGGCGCACGCTTCGGGAATCGATAGCCGGTTGACGACGGCCTCGCGCACGAGCGCGCATTGTGCGCGGGCTTCGAGCCGCGTGAGTCCTGAGAGGTCCACGACGCGCGAGGGATAGCCGACCAGCCGTTTCACGTAGTCGGACTGCATGCGTGAGCGGCTGGCCTGCGAGACGGCGATCACGATCAGGGCGCGGCGGGTCGCGCCAGCATCGACGGCGGGTGTACTCGCCATGCGATAGCTGGTCGTCAGTGCGACAGCGACGTCCCGAAAAATCTCACCGTGCATGTTCGTCCTCGGTCGTGCAGTTCTCCGCGATCCAAGCGAGCGCGGCCTGATGCGCCTTCACGTAGTAGCGGGTCGGGTGCGCGTCGGCGGCAAGGCCTTGCCGATACGCGCGACCGATCCACGAACGCAGCTGCGACGGCAGCATGTACCAATGCACCTTGCAACCCCACATGTTGCGTGCGACCAATTCGTCGCAGTGAGGCCACGCGCAGCGGTGCTTCGTCGAGTGCATCGTCGTCAGTCCTCGTCGTTGCCGTCGCGGCCTTGGTCCTGGCCCTTCTCGGACGGCGACTGTTTCGTAGGCGCATCAGCGGGTTGCGCAGGCGCGGCAGGCTGCGCCGGTTGGCTAGGAGCAGCAGGTGCCGACGGTGCCACAGGCGCAACAGGTGCGACCGGTGCCACAGGCGCAACAGGTGCAGTCGGCGCTTGTGGATCGACAGGTGCGCTAGCCGGTTGTGCATTGCTGCTCGGCTGTTCATTGGCTTGGCTCATGATGTTTCTTGCTCCGGGTGACGCGGCTCGTGCCGCAATGCTTTGTTCTCGGGTTCTGCCGACAGCAGCGCATTGCGTGCGATGCGTGCGCAGTTGCGAAGGTCAGTTTCGGCATGGCCTTCGCCGATAGCGGCGATCAGTGCCAAGGCTTCACGCAGTCGTTCATTGTCTGCTGCGAGCCGATGCCTGATCGCTTCGAGTCTTACCATCATCGTGAATCCCTTGGCGTTCATGATGCGAATGGGTCATCGACCGTTTGCGGTTGCACAGGCATCGCATCGAAGAGGGCCTGCTGCGGCTCGATATACGGCACGCGCTCAATCGTCACGACGACGCATGCTTCTGGTTTCGGCTCACCGCGTGACGCATCGATTTTCCACACAAAGCGGTCGTCGTAAAAGACTCTGCCTTTGAGCGAGTCAAACAAAATTTTCAGGGCGTTGTCGAGGTCGATGCACAGTAGATCGTCCTCCCAACGATCGCCGAACTTGCGCATGCGCAGCCGTGCATCCTGCGGCATCTTCGGATGCAGCACGATCGTGACCTTGACCCGACCGAACGCAGGCTCGCGAATCTTCGCGACCTTGAGCAGCCAAGCGACCTCGCGACGATAGGCCTTCGCTTCGGCAGACACGACGGTCTGTGCATGACCCTGCACGACGTAGGTCCGCCAATACCTGTTCGAACTCGGCGGATACGGCAGTCTCAGCGTGACCGGCTGCGTGAGCGGCAGCACGTCAAGCGGCTTGTGAGCGGGCAAGGTCGTGCGGGTCATGGTCGGCTCACCACTGCGCAGGATCGATGCAGGCCGCTTCGCCCCATGTGCAGCAGCCGCACATGCCGGTCGCAACCACCACGATGCCGCGATGCACGCCGGTGACGACTGGCGTCTCGCCGCAGTTCTCGCACTCGTGATCGTAGTCCGGGACCCATTCATCGACCGGCTGCTCGATCATGTCATCGGCGATGCGCTCGCTTGCCTGCTTGGCTTTCTTGCTCATGGTCATTCGCTCCGGTCATCACGATGCACACGCACGAGGCCGCCGAAGTTCGGGACCTTCGGCAGGTCGCCGCCGATCAAGCGGAAGGCTACGACACGCAGCACGAGCGTCGGCAATGCATCGGGCGTTACCTCGACATCGACACGCACGACACCAGCGACGGCTTGATCGTCGATCGTCACGAGCGGCTTTTCGCCACCGAGGTCAAGCGTCAAGGTCGGGTTCGTCATGACTTCCTCCCGTTGAGCATTGCAGCCGCGTAAAGGCCTGTGTAGCAGGTCGCGATACGTAGCTCGGCCAGCGTCAGCAGGTAGGCATACGTCGAGACGTTGACCCGATGCCATGTCTGCATATGTGCATGCACGCTCTCAACGTTGACCGCTTCACCGTCGTCGATCAGTGACCGGATCGAGGCGAAGATCATGCCGTGCTGATCGTGTGAAAAGTCATCGCATCGCACGTTCATGCAATGGCGAATGTTCTCGGACTTGCGCAGCAGTGCCGACAGCAGGTTTTGCTCTGCGCGTGTGCGGCGGTCCTGTTCGTAGCGAATCATTGATTTTCCCCTGCGATCATGAAGGCGACATGCTGCGGCAGGCCGAGCACGAGGTCACCATCGGGCACGCGATAGCCGGTCATCAGCGCAATGCGGTGCAATGCTTCCATCGCTCGCATGTACTCGAAGTCGAGCACTTCGACCAACGTCGCGATGCGGGCACGTTCGGCCTCGTCGATCGAATAGTTCGGGTTACGAAGGTGTTCGATGAACACGCCGAGAGTCACGTTCATGGCTGCACCTCGTCATCGCTGCCCGGCTCACGATCGCCGTAGATATGCGGACTCGCGATGCGCTTCGGCAGTTCGAGCGGTGCATCGTTGTCGGCATCCGCCGCGACATGATGCGAGGCCTTCCACCGGCTGATCGCGTCCTCGGCGAAGGCGACCTGATGCGCGTTCGCTTGGCCGCGCGTCGCCTTGTCGAGCAGCTTGTACGCCCATTGAATCCCATCGGCCCGAGGCGCGTTCGGCAGCGTTGCAGGATTCGCATTGACGATGCCTTTGATGCGTGCGAGTTCTGCGAGGCCTTCAGGCGTCATCGGCGAACGCCCGTTGGTCAGGGCCGGTCGATGTTCGAGCGGTACAGCCTCATGACGGCACAGGCCGATGAACGTCGGCAGGTCAGGCGGGCCGGGATGGTGGAACAGCCGCGCGATGCCGTAGCGCAGGTCATCGGAACTTACGAACGCAAGGCCTTGCGCCCACTGCTCGCGCATGTCCTTGATCGGCACAGCACGCCACTTGTCGACATAGGCACTGCCATACATCGCAGCCATGCGTCGGAACAGGCTGTCGATAACGTGGTCAGGAACGCGGGCCATGCAGGACCTCCGTTGCTTCGACGTCGATCGTCGGCATGTCGTCATCTGCGTGTGCGCCGATCTCGGCCATCCAGCGCTTCCGGTCCTCGTTCTTTTCATCGAAGCGCGGGCCTGCATGTCTGCCGTTGAGCGGCGGCTCACTGCCTTCGGCTTGCCATGCCCGCACGGTCTTGAGCGCATAGGCGGCTCGGTCGTGCGCGCCGTGCTCGACCGCAGCTGCGATCGCATGCGCGAAGCTCGCCGACGTGACACCTTCGGCTGCTGCGGCCTCAATGCCGTTCGCCGTTTTCGGCGTCAGCCGAAGCCCGGCTTCCTCCGCAATTTTTCTCAAGGCGAGGGTCGTCTCGTCTCGTCGATCATCGTCACCGTGCCTCGTGCGTGCGCGCGAGGTTTGCTGACGAGACGAGCTAGAACCCTCGGTTTTAGGTTTTAAGGTTTTAGGTTTACTCCCTTCCTTTCCCTTCCCTTCCCCTCGCGAATTCCTAAGCCTGCCCGGTGACGCGTGGGTCACGCGTGATTCACGCGTTCGCAACGCGTCCGCATTCCCTTGTCCCGCGAGGGTTCGCCAAGTCGCGATATCCTCGGCGCTCGGTGCATCGAGTTCCGAAGCCTGTTCCTTGTTGTTGATCGCCTGATGATGGCGAAAAGTCGGAATCGCGCCGAGTACTTCCCCACTGCGCGACGCGTACTTCACGAGAAAGCCACGCGTGGCTAACGCGTCGAGCACGCGTGAAAAGTCGAGGTCATCGAAGGGCAGAATCGCGGCCTTGAGCGTGCGCGGTCGCCACTGAAAGCGGCCTTCGCGATCGGCCTCGGTGAACAGGCCGATGAACGCGAGTCGCAAGGGCAGGCCGCACTCGTGCTCGGCATCGAACAACGCCTCATGCGTGAACAGCTTCGGCTTTACGGTGCGAATGCGAGCCATGTCGTTCATGTCCCGGTTCTCGCGCTACGGCGCAGGTCGATATACCGCAGGATTTCTTGTCCGTGCTGGAACAGTCCTTTCTCCATCGCCTGTAGCTTGTAGAACTGCTCCATAAGCTGCTCGTCACTCATGCTCTCGATCGGCATCGCAACCTCTGTTCCGTCACGCTCGACCAAGTACTCTTTCTGAAGCCGCTCGAAGCCTTCGAGCACACCTTGCCGATCAGGCACGGCCTCTGTGTTTAGCTTCGCTCTGCGCACTTGAGCGGCGACTGCTTCGCGCACGTTGGCGCGCGTGTTGTACTCGTAAAAGTCCGCGTGCTTCGTCACCTTCGGCAACGGATGCCTGCGCATGATGGCCTGCGTGATCCAGTCCGGATGCTTCGGCAGCTTGCGCTGTTCGAGACGCAGCATGATTCGCGCTATCTCGCGCGTGAGTTCTGATCGACTGAACATGACTATCGGCCCTCGGGCAAGTGGTCAGCGAACGCACGCAGCCAATGACCTGCGGCAGTGATATGGGCACGCAGCACGACGCACTCGTGAGCCTTGAACCCTTGTGCGACCTGTGCAGGGTCATGCGTGTTGCAGAACTCTTCGAGGCGGTGCAACAAGCCGCCGAGTTCGGTCGCGTCACGGAAGTTCTGCGGCTTGATGCCTTCGAGGTCAATCAGCGGTTTAGGCCGTGGCTTAGTGCCTTGCTCGGCCATCTTCGTGACGCTCGGCGGATCGTCACTCTCGACCTGTTCCTCGAACACGTCTTCCGGCACAGCAGCGACGCGCAGTGCCGTCTTGATTTGACCTGTGCTCATTTTTGCGTCATGACCAGCCGCGTAAATTCCATCGACGTGCTTTAGGCCATCTGTAACGAACTCACTCGAAGGGCTACTTGGGTTAACGCCTACCCGAGTAGCTTTGTGCGTCGGACTACCGCCCGGATTGCGCGGCACTTGTGCAAGCAGTTCGCCACAGCGGCGGCTCGCCCGATTCTGAATTCGCACGGCCATCTTGCAGAGCGTGTCGTCACGCGACTGACGGGCATAGGAAGCGAGCGCCATCGCCTTATCGGCCCATGACTGGCACTCGTCGATCTTGGTCGCCTGTTCGAGCGCTGTCACCGCATTGCGATAGACGCTCGGGAGTTTTGCATCAGCGATAGAAGGCAAGTTGTCCATCGCGACGCCGACAATGGCGTTCATGATCGTCACTCGAAGGTCATCGGCAGCGGCGCGAGCTGTGTCACGTTGAACTGTCGCAGACAAGCCGACAGGGAGCCTTCGCAGGCCGACGAAATGCGGCCCTGCAACCGCATCGAACACCACCAACCGAACAGGTCCTCGGCCTCGTGCTGTGACTGGCGTTCGTGGGCGTTGATCCACGCCTGCTGGCGAAAAGTGCGAACGGGACTATTCGGCATTGCGCTGTCGGAAACCATGTCGTTCCTCACTACGGTTAATGCATCGATCGGTCGGACGGCTGTTTTATTTTTGTCGTGCCGCAAATAGCTGTCGTGATTAACTCGCGACAGGACTATCGTGCAGAGTAGTTTCCGACAGAGGCCGAATGCAAGAAAAAAAGTTTCGACCGAATTAAGGAGTTTTTATTAACTTTGAACGTCTGAACTCGAATTAACTAACTCGAACTAATGCGAACGCGGAGTAACTAGCATTAGCTAAGATTCAAAACTGATATGCGCGCTGGCACGTAACTTGGAGTCGCCCGAGCCTGCGATCGCCCTTATGGACTCACGACCCATCGGGGATTACCCGTATGGAAAACTGCGACATTCACTCAACCCTGACTTATTGTTTAGACAACCATCAGAGGGTTGACTTTCACGAATCCGAATGCAGTACTACGAATGCATCTAATACTTAAAGCCAATTCTAGATTTATTCGCCGACTACTTACAGGCCGGATTATCTAGATATCCTTTCGAAGTAAAAATTTCGCCCTGTTCATTTGCCTTACGAGGGTCTAATTTTCAAGCCTTGAACTAACGAACAGCGCTCTACGCGGATTAACTGCCGTGTCCGAATCCGTATCACGCTTATTATCAGCGAGGTAATTCCCGATGAACAAAATCGACAGAGCGACGATGCTGGCGACGCGAAGCCTCGGCATCGGCGGCAGCGAGTGCGCAGCAGCATGCGGCCTCGATGCGCGCGTGACCCGCCGCGAACTGTTCGAGCGCAAAAAACGCCGGGTCGCCGATGTCGAGGACAACGAGCGCATGATGGCTGGCCGCTTCGTCGAGCCTGCGATCGCGAACTGGGCTTCGGAGAAATACGACATACAGGTCTATCAGCGCCACCAGACCTTGACTCATCCGAAGTATCCGTGGATGCGCGCCAATGTCGATCGCCTTCGTCGCGGCGTGAAGGTCGGCGTCGAGATTAAGAACGTCGATCTGATGGTGCATCGCTACAGCGGCGAGTGGGGCGAGGAAGGCTCGTCGATCGTGCCCGAGCCTTACTACCTGCAATGCATGCATTACATGATTGTCCTCGACTACCCCGAGTGGGAACTCATTGCGTGCGTCGGCGGGAACTCGCTGTGCCGCTATCACATCGAGCGTGACCCGGAAGTCGTCGAACTCGTGATCGACAACGAGCATGAGTTCTGGCAGTGCGTCGAACGCGACGAGCCGCCCGAGTTCGACTACACCCACCCGAGCACGATCGGCCTGCTCAAGCGGCTCTATCCCGGCACGGGCGGCGGCGTCATCGAACTGCCCGGCGAAGCCATGCACTGGCACGCGACGCTCGTATCGGCGAAGAAGCGACGCGATGGCTATGACGAGGTCGTCGAAGGCTGCAAGGCGCACCTGCTTGACCTGATGGGCGATGCCGCGATCGGCAAGCTGCCGGGCGTCGGCGAGTACCGCCGAAAGATCGTGCAGCGCAAGGGCTACGAGGTCGCACCGACCGAGTATGTCGACTTCCGTTTCACTAAACCGAAGGGGTTGAACGATGACGAATGACGTAATCACGCAGGTCGATGAATCGAACGACATCGCGCCGCGTACCTATGCCGAGTTGATGGAGTTCGCTCGCATGGTCGCCGAGAGCGGCCTCGCGCCCAAAGACTATATCAACGAGCCTGAGAAATGCGCAGTCGCCATGCAGTGGGGCAACGAACTCGGCCTCAAGCCGATGCAGTCGTTGCAGAACATTGCGGTCATCGGCAACCGCCCTTCGCTGTGGGGCGATGCCGTGCTCGCGCTCGTAACCGCCAGCCCGGCCTGTGAGGACGTGATCGAGTTCTACGAGAACGAAGGCACAGAGGACATGACGGCGGTCTGCATCGCGAAGCGCTACGGCAAGGCGGACAAGTCGGCCCGGTTCAGCATCGACGATGCACGCACCGCAGGCCTCGTCGGGAAGGACGTTTGGCAAAAGTACCCCAAGCGCATGTTGCAGATGCGGGCGCGCGGCTTCGCACTACGCGATCAGTTCCCGGACGTGTTGCGCGGCCTGCCGATCGCTGAACTCGTGCGCGAGGCCGTAGACATGGGCCGTGTCGAAGAGATTGACCCGACGACCGGCGAACTCAAAACAGCCGCGCCGCCGCCGCCGCGTACGCCCGGCGAGTCGGTCAAGTCGAAGCTGCGCAAGGTCACGCTCGCCTCGGTCATGAAGGCCATCGACGATGCGCAGACCGCCGATGCACTGAAGGCGGCCGGCGAGATCGCCTCGAAGCTCACGAACGAGGACGAGAAAGCGAAGGCCCGCCAGCACTATCAGGCGAAGCTCGCCGCCGCGAAGAGTAAAGGCAAGCCGCCGCAGGACGAGCAGACAGGCAAAAAGCCTGCTCAGGCCGAATCTGTCGTCGTGACCTATGCCGAGGTCGCCAGCGCGATCGAGGCCGCAGAGCGCCGTATCGATAGCGAGGGCATCGCCGCCGCGGCCGATCTGATCCAGCACGTCGCCGACGAGCAGCAACGGAAGGAACTCACCGGGCTTTACGAAGCTGCGATGCATCGCCTGGGCGACCGCCAGGGCGATGACGAACAAGGGGCGACAGCATGAGTGCAAATCTACAGTTACCCGACGAGCAGGCACAGCAACAGGTCGCCAAGGCCGCGCTCGCCGCTGCGTGTGAAGCCCTCGCCTTGTTTGAGCACAGGCCCTACGACGGCGAGGCCGAAATGCGTGACGGCGTGCGGGCGATCCTCACAGCGTTCGCCGCCGTGCAACGGATCAGAAGCGACGCGAGCGACCTGCACGAGTGCAGCTTCCACCTCGACGAACACCATATCGTCGCATCGGCACTCGACGCAGGCGGCTATCTCGATCTGAACATGGTGCCGTATTCGATCGGCGGCTATCGATACGTTCTGTTCGCACAGGCCTGCCAACTGCTCGACGCGATGTCGCACGTCGAAAGCATCTTGCAGGACGGCGAGTTGTTCGGCGGCTACTTGGCCGATGACCTGCTCGAACGGTTCTGGCAACCCGCCGACAAAGGGGACCAGTCATGACGATCTACTACTCGTCCGACGTGCTCGTGACTGAGTTCGCCCGATTCGCGAAGGCGAACATTCCCGAGGATGCGAGCGAAAGCCAGCGGCTTGACATGCAGCGCGCTTTCTTCGGCGGCGTCCTAATCATGATGAACCTGCATCAGGGTATCTGTGACCTGCCCGACCATTTGGCGGTCGCTGCTATCCATGCGCTTCAGGCCGAGGCGGTCTCGTTCGCCAAGGCGCAAACCGTGATCGCAAGAATGTCCTCGGAGCCTCACGACCATGATTGACTTCCAGCAGCACGAGCTACGCATAACACAGGTCAACGTGCGCACCGAGCGCCACGGCGACGATGAAGTCCTCGCGATGGATCTGAAGTGCGAGACCGACCTGCCGAACATGGCGCTCGATCGGCTTGACGATGATCTGCGGCCCTCACTGTTTCGCACCGATGCGGACCCGGACCTGCTCGGCAAGGATGCCGGGCATATGCCGAACCTCAAGTTCCCACAGTTGGGTCCGTTGACGTGGAACGGCTCGATATCGCCTGTGTCGCTGGCGCTGCACATCGGCACGAAAAAGAATGAGGTCCTGCTCACTGACGCGAAGCTGAACAAGCTGCGTGTCACACCGCGCGAGGGCGGGACCTGCGGCTTTGCGTGGCGGCTTCAGGTGCATCCGAACGAAGACGAGGCTGCGAAGATAATGACCGTGCTTAAGCACACGATCAAGGGCACGCTCGACGTGAGTGCAGCTAACGAAGAGGACGAGGACGCTGACGATGACTGAACGTGAAAAGATTATGCTCGATGCCTTGCTCGCGATCACGAAGTGGCCCGATACGGGCACACGCTACGGCCAAAAAAACATCAAGCGATTTGCTCGCGAGCAGCTTGCATACGCAGCGCAATTCACCGGCGAGGCCAAGCCGGTGAGCGAGGCCAAGCGATGAATGATCGCCTGCCGGGCTTCGTGCCTGCAAACCGTGTGCGGCTTGTCTCACGCGTGCTCGGTTGGCTCATGCTCATGTTGACGGTCACACTGCTGGTCCTCGCGATCACGGCCTCGACGTGGGCGATTCTCTATCTTATTAGGACAGCACCATGACGCCGACACCGGGAGGGAAGCAAGTGACCAAGAAAGCCGCCGCAGCCGTGAAGGCTGATCCGCTGCCGGCCAAACGCGGCCCCGGTCGTCCGCGCCGCCTGCCGATCGTCGATCAACCTGCGGCAGTGCTCGGGCCACCGACGCTGCCGCCGAAGGTGACGACGCCGAAGGCAACCACGCTCGGCCCGATCGAGCCTGATGCATCGCTGTTCCCGATGCTGCTCGAAGAGTCACGCAAGATTCAGGAACGCTGGGACCGTGAAGAACGCAAGGCCGCGAACGAGGACATCGAGACGACCGATCGCGCAGGCGCGGCGCAGATGATCGGAGCCTCGGTGAGCGTCGTCATTGGACTTGAGCAGGACGACCCCGACTGGCCTGCACCGTTCAAGGTCGGGAAGCAAAACTATCGCTACCTGAAACGCAAGGTGCGCGACTGGCTCAATAAGAAAGCTGCGGATGCCGAGCGACTGAAGCACGGCTTGAGCGAATGAAGCGAAGAGGCCCCGACATGCGGGGCCTCGCTCATTGCAGGGTGCGGGAGTTCTTAGGCGCGGGCGTTCGGCAGTTTGACGACCTTGTTGGCCGAGTCGAGGAACATCGCCCAATCTTTCATCAGCGGCGTGCGCTCTTCAAAAAAGCGGGTGCGCTCGTAGGTCTTAGTGAGCGACTTGCGCGTGTCGTGTGCGATCGCCGACTCGGCGATGTCATGCTCGACGTTCTGAGCACGCAGCCAAGTGCGCAAGGACGACCGCATACCGTGCATCGTGACTTCGCCTTGCTTGTATCCGAGCGAGGTTCGCAGTTCGCTGCTCAAGGCCGAGGCATAGTGACGGGCGCCGCTCGGGGTCGTAAAGACAAGTGTCTCGGGATCGGGCTTGGCGTCCTTGTAGCTCGCCTGTGCCTTGAGCAGTGCGATCGCAGCAGGTGAGAGCGGCACGTCGTGCGCCTTGCCTGCCTTCATGCGCTCGGCAGGGATCGCCCAGACCTTGGCTGCGAGGTCAATCTCTTTCCACGGCATCGCGAGTACTTCCTCGACCCGCGTGCCCGTGAGCACGATGAACTCCATCGGCGCGGCAGCAGGCCGCGTACAGGCCCGCAGCTTCGTCATGAAGTCGGGCATGTCCTTCCATTCGAGGGCAGGCCTGTGCGTGCGCTGCTTGACCTGCTTCGGCAGCAGTTGATCGAGCAGCCCCGTCAAGCGTGCCGGGCTGTCCTGCGGCATCAGGCGCTTGGCCTTCGCCCACTTGAACAGGGCGTTCAGGCGCATGATCGTGTCCTCGGCAGTCTGCCGTTTCTCATGCCACATACCCATGATGGACTCGACCACCATGTCGGGCGTGATCTCGTGCAGGTAGTAGGCCGACAGGACCTTGCCCGCTTCTGCGAAGCTGCGTTCCCATGTCGCCGCTTGCCGGTCCTGCTGTTTGAAGTCCTTTTTGCGCTGAGTCATGAACGGCTCGATCGCATCGCTGTACCGGACCTGCTGGCGGGCGACCTTCGCGGCCTCAAGGCGTTCGGTGCGCTCGTGCGCGATCGGGTCTATCACGCCGTCGGCCCGCAGGCGGCGCAGGGCCTCGGCCTTGTCGCGGGCCTGTGCGAGTGTCACGAGCGGGTAAGGTCCGAGGCCTTTCTCGCGGCGCACGCGCTTCGGCTTGTCGCCCTCGGTCACAGGCGGCAGCGAAAAGTTATACTGAAACAGCCAGCTTTTTGCGCCGGTCTTGGTGACCTGCAAAATCAGGCCACCGCCGTCGTGAAGGTAGCCGGGAGTCGCCGCCGACTTGACGCCAGCAGGTGAGAGTTTGTTAAGGGTCGATGCCAT